ATCTCTTCGTTAAAGTTAATAGAGTAGTCGGCAGCGTTATAAAATATCTCCTGTCCGAAAGGCATATAGCTTGTAATCTCCTCAGGCGTTACTCCATTAGTCAAGTAAAAAGATACCGTCTTACTATCGTATAAATATAACATTACGGGAGCTGGTATGTAAGGCGTATAGCTAGGTGCCTCCTCTAGTGAATAGCTTACTTGTAAATCTGTATCTGTAAATTTATTAAATAGTAAAGTTTCAAAGGGTAGCTCTATTTTAAAGTCTCCTCCGTCGTAGCCAAAGTAATTACGTAGCGTTCCGTATTGTAAGTTGTTTATGTCCTTGTACGCCTCGTTTAAAAAAGCCTTGCTCTCTTTCCAATTAAACTCTATATTGTTATATAACTTAGGTCTGTCAATCTTTATTTTACTAACGTCCGTATACTCGGTTATATCTATCTCTTCGCCTAGGCTGTACCAAAACTCTAAGGGCTCAACTTGAAAGGTGTTTTCATCTGTAGGATAGCAAGTCAAGTTAAACATTCTAAGCACTCCCGAAAAGTAATCGCTTACTAACATATCAGGAGCAGACAAAGATATATTTAAGTCGCTGCTCATTGTGTTGCCTAAAGTCTCAAATTGACAAGCATACTCAGCTACTTCGGGTACGCTTACCCCTCCATCGTCAAATAGATAGCCCGCTACAAACTTATAAGCTATACTAAAATTAAAGTTTACAGGTGTGTTTTCCGCTCTTACCTCAAAAGTGTATGTATCGTTTAAGCCTTGCACGTTGTTAACAGAAGTAACAGGGTTAAATAAAGTATCTCCTGAGGCTGCTATACTGTTTACTATTACGCCATTTCTGAACACATCTAAATAATACGTATTCGAGCTACTCGTGTTGCCTACATAAATAGTTATGCTATGCGCTGCATCTCCAAACCAGTTTATGAAGTTAGGAGGGTTAGGAGTAATAAGGTTTAAGTTTACATAGTTCACTCTTACCTCGTTTGTAAAAATACCCGCGTTCTGTCCGTTAAACTCAGTTATGCACGTAGTGTTACTAGGGTTAAAAGCTAAAGGTAAAGCCGTAACATTAAAAGTAGGAGCGTCCGCGTTTTTCCACCATGTATAAAGCTTCTTAAATCTGTTATTCGTTAGAAAGTTTCCCGTAAATGTAACCCCGTAGGTGTCCTCTATTGCTTCTATAATTTTAGGCACTCTAACCGCTGGCTGTAGCTCGGTATAATTGATAGCCCCCGCACTTGTTTCTATATCGTTACTCGAAAGGTCGCCGTACTCCCAAACTCGCTCGCTAGAAATAAGCGGAAAACGTATATCCTCCTCAGCAGTCGAAGTAATACTATTCTTTACATTTGCATAGGTGTACTCAAAACTTAAACTGCTATAGTCTAAGTCTCTTAGCTTATCATCTCCGAAAAGGTCTTTAAGCGTAACAACATCACCATAGAAAGTAATACTGTAGTGTTGTGCTTCTCCCTCTACTAACTCAGCACCCTCGAGCTGTATCTTACCTCTTCTAAAAGGCGTGTAGTTTATTTCTATTCTCGCTGGTTGTCTTTCCTTGGCTATAAAGCCGTCTTCTACATCGTTCTGATAGTAGTGTTTAAATATCTCATTGTTTCGAGGTGAAGCGGGTACAGTAAACTGCTGCGAAAAGTCAGTGAATACTTTCGCAATGTCGTTAATGTTTTGAATACTTGAGCTTACCTCTATATTCTCATCGTCGAATAAGTCTAATATCTCATCGTTTATGTATATCTGTACCGTCCGCATTATATAACGTAGTTTAGTTGGTTATGGCTGTACTCAAACTCTACCCTGTAATTAATTAGTTTGTCGTTTATATGCTCCTGTAGTTTTACGTTTTGAGTTCTTAGCTTTACAGGCTCGTTATCTAGCATTATCTTTTCACTTAATAACATTGCTTTCATTACGTTGCTGTAAGTCTCAGGTACGAAGCCAGTGTTGGCTGTTACGCTTTTTTTCGCGTTTCTGTTAAATACCTGTCTCCTGTTTTCGTAAATGTCGTAATTGATACTAGACGGCATTAAGTTGTATTCCGTTCCTGTTGCTTCGAAGTTACGCTCGCTTGCTTTAAAGAAAATAATCTGCTGCCATACGCCGTACTGGTTAATGAAGTCACAAACTAAAGGCGTGTACTTAGGTTCGCATATCGGCTCAAAGGTGTAAGTACGTACAGGGAAGCCCGCTTCGTAAATCTCTACTACGTTAGTTACTCCTATATGGCTGGGATGTACGTAAGGCACGAATTTAACTCCGTTGTTTAGGCTTATAGAATCTGTTGAATTGTAAACCGCTTGCGTTAAACTTCCTGAGACGTTATTAAAGTATATACCTCCTCCGTTGCCTGTCTCCTGTACATAATAAGTGCCTTCATCTAAAAATACTGCGCTGTCTGTTATTCCGCTTGTGTCTCCAAGACTAGGGTTATATCCTTGCTCGTAATATCCGAAGCCGTCAAAAGCTACATAGTCTGTTGTGGTGTCGAGTACCTCGTTTACGTAGACTTTTACGCGAATAAAACAATACTCATTGTTACCCGCTGCTGTCTCTACAGATGCGCTTGTAAACTTCTGAAAAGATATGTACTCCCTACAGTAAGGGCTTATATCAAAGTGCGCTGTAGTTGCTACTGAGCTAGGTATAACTTTGCTTAGTGTGTAAGTAGGTGTACTAGGTACTCCTGAGGGTAGGTTAAAAATATATAGTTCCGCTTTTACGACGTTTCCCACTGAGCTAGTCTTACTAACTATGTAAGGGCTGCGTACAAATATGCTAGTTGCCATCAGGTAAATTATTAGTTGTGAATGTTAAAAAGTCTTCTAAGTCTAAACCAAACTTCTCTATTAAGTCATCAGGTAATCGTTTAAACGCTGCTTCAAAAGGTTTAGTAAAGAACATAGATGGGGCTATACCTCTAAAATAGATATTGCTTGCGATTATCTGAGCCATTGTTTTATATGTTCCCTCTTTGAATCGTCCTTTATCGTCGCGCAGTCTATAACCTCTTTTCTTTACCCATTTCTCTATGTTATTGACAAACTTACCCCACGTTCCTTTGTGCGAACCGCTACCGAATCTATAGCGACTATTTGGTGCTTGTTGCCCTCGCTTTGTTCTATCCCCTCCGCGTACTTTGCTAGGGTCTTTACCCCTTACCCCTTCGTCTTGAAACTTACCGTAAGCCTCCATAAGAAACGCTAAACTAAAAGAGTTCTTTGTTACGTTTAAATCAAAATCTAACGACCTGTAAAGCTCCTTACTTGCGTTCTTTCCTTTTCGCGTTAAGTTGCTACGGCTTGACTTAATCACTGCCTTAGCGAATTTACTAAGCTCTATTTTTACTTCGTCACTTAACATATAGTCATGTCGTTAGGTACTAATATATCAAAGGTAACAGCCCAGCCCGCCAAGTAGTTTTCGAACCTTTCTGTAAAAGGCTCTATTGTAGGGTCTCCGTCTATTCTGAAAGTTCTTACGTTGTCTCCTCTGTCGAATATCTCAAGCATACGAAGTGCTACAGCTAACTGAGTGTTTAATACGTCTTGTTCGTCGTCGTTGCCTCTGAATATATCTGTAGTCTCGGTCTTACTTTTGTCTACTATATCCATGCACATAACAGTAACGCTAAACCTTAATATATTGCTTTCCCTGTTTACGCTGTTTACCATTATATGGCTTAAAGGAAAGATAGTCTGCTTGCTTAAGTCAACGTCGAATATATCTCCTTGAGTTACCGTGTTAACGAATACATCAGCATCGAGCTGTGCCTTAATAGTTGTTAGTATATCATAATATGCTGTCATCTTTTAAACTGTTTCTTTATCTCGTTTGTTTCTATTCTGTTTTTCTCGCTTTCAAAAGTGAGGTAGGTAAGAGCTGTTGAAAGTCGGAGTTTAGTGACTGCTTCAAAGTTCCTAACATCTCCTCTAGCGAGTTGATAGATTGAGCTATACCAGCCCCATTTTCTCCCGAACTGGGCCCTAGTTGAATAATCGCCCTCCCCTCCTTCTCTAAATAACTCGGTAAAGCTGCTAGTAACTCGCTTCCTAAATTCCAAAAAAAAACCTGTGCGCCTAACACTACATCTAAAGGCATTAGCTTCATTAGTTCCGCGTATTCATCCGTTCCATCGTAGTCTACTATTTTGTATTCCTCCTTTATCTGAGTTCCGATAGGTCTGAATAGTACAGCCATTGCTCTGTGCATATTGCTCCAGTCTCCTATGTACTTATCTAAATCCACGTACTCCCCGAAAGTCATAGCGTCAAGGTCAGGAACAAAACCAAATTTAAACCCCTTTAACTCGAACTTGTTTACTAGCTGTTTCTCTTGAATAAATAAGTTGTCTAGGTGTAAGCATACCTCCTCTACAGAAGCACGCTCTATCAGCTTTACTTTGTCTGCTGGTATCAAACAAAAGCATTCAATCATTAACGCCTTTAGCTCGTTCTCTTCTAAACCTTTCGCACGTTCTAAAAAGTGCTGGTATTGTGCGAGCGTTATCTCTCTTAAGCTCTCAGGAAGTTGTATCTTAACTTTCATAAATTATATACGTTTAATTGTGTTTTTGTATTAAGTCGGTAGTGAGAGGGGTGGCTAGTTAACTTAGCCGCTATGCACTTAACATTATTCCCCTCCCATTTCTTAAGTTAACCTACCTTATATGATATTCTCCCCTAGTCGGGTTTTCTAGTTGATAGCTTACCGCGTACCTAAGTGCGTCGATAGCATGGTTGTATTTATCCACGGGCGTGCTGCTTTTCTTTTCTAACCAACAGTAGTTGTTTAGTTCCTTGATTAAGTCGGTACTTCCCTCATCTATAATTAAGTCGAAGTCCTGAAGCAATGCTATCCCGTAAGTTACTGAACCTTGCCCCTTAATTGTAGGTACTATGTTATTACTTACGCTTAACTCACTTATTAACCTTGGCTCTGCTGAATCCGCTACTATTAGACTGCTTCCCGCAAATCGTTTGTTTAGTTCTGCTATCTGTGAAGTCGTTAACGCTTGCTTATAGTAATGTAGTTTAATGTATATTTTCTTGTTTGCCTTGTCTATGCTTGTCTCTACTAAAGTAGTCGGGTCCGCTGAGAATCCGAAGTCTTGCCCGAATACGCTCGGTGCTGCTTGCTCAAACTTGCCTATTGTCCAGTTGCTAAATATAACGCCCTCTGCTTTGTCGAGCCAACCTCCTAGTATTTGGTGCTTAAACTTCTCAGGACGTCGTGTGCGTATGTTCTCTATTTGATTAATGTAACTCTCACTTAAGTTGTCTAAGTTGTCTAAATAGGTTGTGTGTATGTAAGTAGTGTCCCCCTTTGTGACGTTGCCCCCTTCCTGTATTCCTCTAGACTCAAAGAAGCGGTTATATATCCAATGCTCTTTTGTGCTAGGATTCATTATTAAAATCACCCTGTTCTGTATTCCTTTCGCCCTTACGCTTAAGTCTATCTTATCGAAAGTCTCCTCATCGGTTAGCTCTTCTGCTTCGTCGAGTACCCAAGTTGTTACGCCTTGCAAAGACTTGAGGTTAGCCGTTTGGTCTCCTGAGCTTGTCTTAATACCTCTGAATAATATACGGCTTCCCGACTGCTTGTTTATTATTTCGTCCTTGGTTATATGAAATCTATCCTGCCATCCTAGTAGCTCTATTTTCTCCAAGAACTCAGGAATAATAGATATACCAGCTGAGCGCAAAGTATAACGAGTAAAAAGGATAACATGATTAGGCTCTACGGTTAAAAGACAAAGAAGTAATCCAATAGAAAACGACTTACCCGAACCACGACCACCTGTACAAATGTAGTAGCGCGAATCATTATCTAAGACTAAATACTTTTCGTTAATCTTTATCACTCCTTACAGCTTTCAGTAAGTCATTAAAACTAACTACGTTTTCTCCTGTAGTGTGTATGTCTACGCTTTCTTTTGGCTTGCCGTAACGGTATTCAAAGTATAGTTTAATAGCTTGCATATTGCCATCCATTACTAATTCGCCTAACTTCATCATAGCCTTATCTTGGTCTATTACGTTGTCTATTCTTTCTATTAGTTTAATCTCATCAGCTTTAGGCTTTCGCCCAGCTCCTTCTCTTTTTCCTCCGTGTGCTGCCATCTTGAAAAAATTTGTTTATTCAATTCATATTTAAAAGCATATCGAACTGCTCTCTGTCTATGTCTATTATTTCCACGTCTAGGTCGTCTTCTAAGTGTTCTACAAAGTCA